ACAGAAAAATTCTCAGGGCGTTTTATTGGTCAGCAGATTTTCACTACGCCGGGCGCGATCAACTACAAGCCCACGCCT